TGCGTATGGAACAACAGCTACTGCAACTGCCGTAATGAATGTACATAGTGTTGGAACAGTAAATGTAACTTTTGCTGGATCTGGATATACGTCAGCACCAGCAATAACATTTACTGGTGGCGGCGGATCTGGTGCGGCGGCCACAGCCAGCATTTCTAGCCTTGTCCCGCCTGCACTTCGATTGGTTAGGCAGTTTACTAATAGAATCTTTGCAGTAGGAACTGGATCGGATGGAAACACTCTTTACGCATCAGACATCCTTGATGCCGAAGTGTGGAAGGCAACCAATAGCATTATTGTTGGCGGTGATGATGGCGAGGACATTGTGGCCATCCAGCCTATCTACGATTACGAGATACTTGTTTTCAAACCAAGTAAGATTTACTTGGTAGCGGCTGATCCCACGGCAACAACTGCGGCTGGCTGGACGGTAAGACTTCTAAACGACAGAATTGGATGCGTGTCTGGCAGGTCGGTCAACTTCGTAAATAAGGACGTATTCTTTCTGTCCAATGACGGAATTAGGTCTGTAGCCAGGTCTATTGCTGATGACTTTTATATCGTAGGAACACCAATCAGCGAGCCTGTCAAGAACATCATTGCTAGGATTAACAAGAACTATGTCACGCTATGCAATGGGGCTTTCTACAATAACCGTTACTTCTTGGCAATCCCATTAGATACCGCAATCGTGCCTAGCCATATTCTGGTTTACAATGCGTTGTTCAATGCCTTTGAAGGCTTGTGGAGCATCGCTGCTGCCAGAATGGTGATTACAAACTTCTCAACTGGATTTGAGATAAACTCACAAAAGCTTGCATTCGGAAGTCCCACAAGCAGGGTTGGGCATTACCTTGGCTACAAGGATGCGGACTCAGCCAACCCAACATCAGACTATGTGGATTATACTTCCACAGGAAGCTATACAAGTTCGGTAACATCCAAGGCTTATGAGTTTGATGATCGGATCGCGCAGAAGTTTGGATCTCACTATGAGATTGAGTTCTTCAACTCTGGCTCTACCAACGCCAGCATTAGCATGAGGCGTGACACGGACGGAACAACAGTGGGAATAGCCTCAAATGTTGACACGCGCTCTGCTGGTGGAATTACCCTTCCATTCACCCTCCAAGCTACGCTGTCAGAAAAAACCGTAAAACGCATTGCTAACAGCCTGCGTTCCTACCAGAAGTGGCGCAATATGCGCATGATCGTTTCCGCGCCATCTAAGAAGCTTTCTATCCGAGGAATATTGCTTGCAGCCAACCCCGACACCATCGAGGTGCAAAAGAATATATGACGGCTATTGAGTACATTGAGCAGAGCAGCGTTCCAGAGGCTATGTGGCCTAACTTGGAGGCTTGGTACGGATGGTTTGAGAAGCAAGGCATGGTCGGGATTGTCAGGGATGAGGAAGGCATAGCTGGGGTGGCTTTGGCTAGGTGCATAAAGGACGGCCAAAAGGCTGATCATTATGTGCATAGCGAAGATGGTGAGAATGTCTTTGTTGACTTGACGATCTCCTCAAAGGGTGCTAAATCCTTAAAGTGCTTGCTGTTGCTCCTTTGGGAGCGTTTTGGTCCTCGCAAGCGGATCACCTTTAATCGTTCTGGTAAACCAAGGAGTTATGACTATATGACATTTATGCGAAAGGCTTTACTCTAATGGGTGGCGGTCCTTCTATTCCTGCACCTCCGCCGCCTCCCAATCCACTTGAGGCAGCTAGGGCTAACGATCTTTTCTATCGCTCTTCGCTTGAGACATACATCCAGAAACAGCCAGATATAGCGGCACTTGAACAACGTTTGCGCGAAAAATATATGCCTCGCCAGCGTGAGTTAGAAAGGCAGATGTCGGCACTAGACTTGCAGAAAACAGCCCAGGCTGGATTGCAGGTTGAGCGCGAACTAGGACCACAACGCTCGGTTGAAGCTATGCGCCGTCAGTTTGAGATGTCTCCCTATGCCTTTGCCACACAGCAGGGTTTGGGCCAGCAAGCAGCAATTCAGTTTGCTAGGTTATACGGACAGTCGCCAATGAATTTTGTTCCTCAACAAGTACAGCAATCCCAAGGCGTGGGACAGGTAGATTACCTTTCTGGACTGCCAAGGACTGGAATAGTTTAATATGGCAAAGATAACACCAGAACAAAAACGAAATAATGCAAATAACAAATTAATTGCAGAATATTCCGCGTTAGGATTGAATGATATTGATAAAAATATTAGTAAATATTTTTATACAACAAATGGAAATCTTAAAGGATATATTAATCCAGACTTATTGCAAAAAGGATTGATTCAAGATGTATATAAATTAGATCCAACAGAATATAAGGCAAGAGACGGATCATATAATATGTTGGCTGCAAAGGTTGCTGCTGGAAAACTTAATACTACGCCTACACGAGCTACTACACCAGCTACTGTTGCTAGAGCCACTACACCAGCTACTGTTGCTACACCAGCTACTGTTGCTAGAGCTACTACACCAGCTACTCTTGCTACACCAGCTACTACACCAGCTACTGTTGCTAAAGCCACTACACCAGCTACTACCGCTACACCAGCTACTACCGCTACACCAGCTACTACCGCTACACCAGCCACTACACCAGCTACTACCGCTACACGAGCTACTGCACCAGCTACTACCGCTACACGAGCTACTGCACCAGCTACACAGCCTATTGTTTCTCCAGCAAATAAAGCATTATATGATAAATACACTGCGCTCGGTCTTACCGATGCTGCAAGCTATGTTACAAAAGGAAAGTTTGACGAGGAAAAGGCACAAACAGATTTGATCAAGAATGTATATAAACTTGATCCTGCATTATATACTGACAAAAAAGGCAATATAAATCTTGATGCCGCAACGCAAAAATATCAATTTGAAAAAGCAGATGTAACTCTTCCGAAATCAAAACCAGAAAGCTTCACGCAAGCTCTAAATTATTATTCAGATATTCTTTCTCAAGCTATAAAATTTGGAGTAACCAATCTAAATACAAATTATCAAAATGCATTAAAAGATGCATCCAAGCTTGTTCGGGATTTTGATTCAAAGAATTTAAGTCTTGATGCGAAACAAGCAATTGCGAATGTCACCGAAGCATCCGATGCAATTGATCAAATCAATGAGCAAAGAAAGAATGTAGAGATACAGCAATATAGATCAAGTGGATTAGACGTTGATGGCATAACAAAAATCAAGTTGTCAAAAAAGGAGCTTGAGGCAGCAAGGGGTAGGCTTGTTACAGAGCAGGACACGTTACGCAGACTTGAATCAACGGCTTCAAGAACTGCCCCAAAACTCAACGAATCGCTATCAAGGCTTGGATTGTCCGACATTGGCGTAAATATAGGTTCTGATTTCTCGCAAAATAAAAAGCTTGCGACAGGACTAGAGGCTCTTAAAGCTGAAAATCAACTCGGAACTGGAACTGGCGGTCTTGCTGGAAAACTGAATGTAGATGTTACAGATGATCAGATTCTCAATGACATCAATACGGCAAGAAAGAGTCAATATAAAAGCCTTTATGACATTGGGACTGCGGCAACAACTGATTTACAAAGCCAGCTTGATCAAGCCAATAAAATATATGCGGATCTTCCCGCTGGAAGAAGTAAGGAAGAGGCCAAGAAATCAATTGATGCCATTCAAAGCCAGCTTACTTCTGCCCAAAAAGATACGCTTGAAGCCAAGGGTCTTTATGAGGGCTATCAGCCAGTAAGTGGAGAACAAGCCACTTCAGCCATTTCCAAATTCAGAGAATCACTGCGTTTACCAGAAGAACGAACATTAAAACAAATTGATGTAATTGACCCCACTATCGGAGCAACCGTTCGCGGTCTTGCCAAGCAGTACCAAGCGATGGCCGAGACTCCGCTGGCTCCAACGACCAGCCCAGAGACAGAAGCATTTAGGCGTGATGTTGAACAAAGGATTGCTGGTCAGGTTGCGCTAGGCTCACAGCTTGGTGCGGAAGAGCAGAGGCAGTACCAACAGGCCGCAAGGGCAGCACAGACTGCCAGAGGCAATATCTTTGGTGTTGCACCAGCCGTAGAGGAAGCAGTTACAACGGGATTGGCTGGTGAGCAAAGGTTACAGGCTCGCCTTGGCGCAGCCCAAGGATTCTTGGCTTCTGGTCAAACTATGTCAGACGCAATAGCGCGTGACGTTGGACTTCGCAACGCCCTTGACCAATCTCGTTTGGGTGCAGCTCAAGGCTTTATTGCAAGCGGTCCTACGATGTATAACTTGGCTTCACAACGTTTTGGCACGCAACAAGGTCTGTTAAACAATTACTTGGCAGCCTCCGCACCTCAAGGTGCTGGTGGCTTCCAAGCCACGCCTTCAGCCGCCAATCCGTATGCCTACGTAAATCCTAACGCTGGATTCCTTGGCGCGCAGAATGCGTCGAGCATTTACAATACGTTGGCGGATTTACAAGCCAGCCAGTATGGTTCGCAGGTTGGTGCGATTGCTAGTAGCTATCGAAGCCCAGGACAAGAGTTTGCATCATTTGCTGGTGGTCTTTCTGGATTTACTGGGTTATTTGGTGGGCCATCAAGCAACGCATTCTTTAGAGGATAATTTATGCCAGCACTAACACAAGCAGCGCGCGATTACGATAAAGCCTATGAGCAGATGAAATACAACCAGGCAATGAAGTCTGGTCTTGAGATAGAGAAGTTACAGCTTGATTTAGCAAAAGCTCGCAATGAACAAGAGATGGAAAGCCCAAGCGGAAGGACAACTAGGGCTGCCGAAGTGGCGGCATTTCTTGAGCAAGAAAAACAAAAAGAATTTGGAATTCCGATTGGCGAACAAATGGCATCAAAGATGGTGGCTCAAGGTGGGCCAAGCATACTTGAGGCCACAAAGATGCAGGGACAACTTGATGTTGAAGCTAGGGCAAGGCAAGCAAGAGTTGAGGCCGCA